ACTCCATTCCTACCAACAGCTTATCAATATGCAACAAAGCAATAGGCACGATATCTGCTGTAGCAAACGACTGCACAGGATAATTCTTGATCTGTGTAAAGTTTGTTATCTTACCACTCTCAAGTCTTTGCACCCCTTCAAACTTAAACTGACGGCCAGAGGGTGTAGTAATCATCTCTGTAGTTAGAGCCTCTTTAGCCAGTCTGGTATGCCAATCTGCGATGCCTTTATATTTCTCCGTGAAGTGTGTGTAGTATTCTGCTTCCGCTGTTGTTCTACCAAATCCCGTTGCGCCATATAACGGCGCGAAAGTATGCGCCTTCGCAGTCTGTCTGTCCGTAGGCTGACCAGCATTGGTAATAACTTCAGCGGTGTATGAGTGTACATCAAATCCAGTAGACACTTCTTCAATTGCTACTCCATCTTGTGATAGGAATGCAGCAGCCCTAAACTCTAGCTGGGCAAAGTCTGCTTCCAATACTTTACCATCAGGCCAACGAGATACAAACACCTTCTTTACAGGGAACGTACCACCACGTGGCATGTTCTGCATGTTGGGGTCTGCACCCGATAGCCGACCTGTGGCTGTCCTATGTTGCAACAGTCTGACATGCAACTTGCCATCTTGTTTAGTGTGGGTACGTATGCCTTCAACAAATGATGACAGGTATGTATCCACAGCCGACAGCCTACGTACCTTAGACAAGAACGATACTGCATCGTCCATACCCTTACTACGTGCTGCCTTTTCTAGTATCTCAAGGTTGCCCTTGCTTGTACTAAAACCATTTGCACTCGCCCACTTTGCATTAGGTGGCACAAACTTTAAGCCAGCCACCTTGTCAGTGGGTTTATACAGATAGCCACTAGCTGCACAAGTAACACACTTATGTGACTTGGCAAAGGGTGTGCCATCTTTCTTTGTCTTACGAATGTATCCTGTGCCACGACAGTCTTTACATTGTTCTGCATATGTTTTGTATATGCGTTCTGTTTGATTGCGTATCAAGTCTTTAAAGGGTGCGTCTTTCATGTATGGTTCAATGGTATTTGACCACCGTGTTTTGTCCTTGACTTTACGACTATAGATTACCCAAGACAATTGCTCTGGGCTATTGAGATTGATAGGCGTGTCACCCATGATGTCACGAATGTGTTCTTGTAGCTTGTCAATAAGTTGACGCTTCTCCTCTTCAAATTCTTGACGCACTGTATCTAAGGCAGTCAAGTCCACAGCAAAGCCACGCTGATAAATACGGGCAAGGCATACAGCTACCTGATTAGTCAGGTCTATTGTACCACGCAATCCAATATCTTCTTGCTTGTTTAATCGTAGCATCAGCCTGTCTGCCAGTTGTTGTGTAGCTTCAAGATCAGCAATGAGATATTCAGTGAGTTCATTGTATGGAATGTCACGAACACTCATTCCCTTTTTGAAATACTCTTTCAGCGTGTCTTGCTTCTTAGTATCAAGATCATAGCGTTCAGCACATGCCTCAAGCGACAACGGTTCTTTAACGCCACGCTGCAAGACATACTCTGCCAGCATAGTGTCAAAGACAGGACCATCATACTTGAAGCCTGACTCCCAAAGCCACAGCAAGTCATACGCTGCGTTGTGTGCGATCAGGATAGTAGTCTGATCCAGATAGCCTTGCACCAAATCAAAAGACTCCTGATCGGGAGACGAACACTCTGCATGATCGAAAGATACAATTGTTTCGTCGCCCTGATCGGTGAGCATACCCACCATGACCAGTGAGTTCTCCGGCTCAAATGGGTCAAGGTGCATCTTGCCGTCACGCTTGGTGACTGTGTTCTCTACATCAAGTGTTAGTTTCATATCTATACCTCATATCTTCCTATTGTGTAATTCAATTCACAATGTACCCTACCATGCCAGCCAGTCAGCTTGTTCTTGACTACGCACAGATGGCGTTGTGTGTCTTCTTCATCCTGCCCATCAACTTGTGGGTTCTTGGCAATCAGCACCATCAAGTCTGCCTCTGCTGCCTTACCTGTACGTGAACCCTCCATCATACTCTGGTTCAGTATTGTCTTACCCTCTGCCTCTGCACTTAGCTGTGACATATAGAATACAGCACAGTTATACTGCTTGGCAATCATCCTAGCATAGATGGCATTAGCCTTCAGTGCTTCATCAGGACGTGAGTAGCCAGACATAGTAGCGAATTTATCGCCCATGTCAAGAACAATTATATCAGGCTTGTACGATTTACACACACTCTCTACCCATGCCATATCCCTACCTGTAGAATCCTTGATGCGAATCTTATCATACACAGGGCGATACAGATCACGCGCTTTAGCTGGGTTGTTCTTTACTTCCCACATGGTTAGTCCCGTTGCTGCTGTCAGGTAACGTGCAGCCACACGATGGTAGCTTTCCTCATTACACAAGACAATACAGTTGGCACCTTGATGTGCAAAACCTCCTGGACCAGCAATGATACTGGCATGAAATGATGTCTTACCTGTATTGGGTCTGGCACCAATCTCAATCAGATGTCCATCGTTCACACCTTCTACCTTACGTGTCAGGGCAGGGATGTTGAATGTCCATCGTGCTTCCAAGTCATTCTTAGCAATGATAGTGTCAATAGATATGTCGTCCCATTCGATGTTCAGCTTGGGCGTAAAGTCTTCGCCATACTTTTCCAGCAGTTGCTGTAAAGGCTCTAGGCTGGCTTTGTCACCATTCACATAGTCGAACCCCAACTCTGCAATCTCTGCCCCTACAACCTGCTGAAACAGTCGGGAAAGTACCTCTCCTGCTACGTCGTTGCCTAGTGGATCAGTGCGCTGGATGTTATTGAACAGGTTGTTGAACGACTCACGCTGTGCTGGTGTAATCGACGGGTTACTAGATATGAACAGGGCTTGCACTTCCTCTGGCGTAACAGTCCTGTCGTACCTGTCCATTGCAATATCAACTGCCTTCTTAATTTTACGCACGTCTGCACTGAACAGTTTGTCAGGGCATCTAGCCCCACGATTGTTCTCGTAGAAGTCTTTGTTCATTAGACTTCGGACAAGGGATAATTCCATCAGTTCCATTGTGTTGCTCCTAATTGTTTCAGTTTGTCGATGTCTGTCGGGTTGCGATACTTTAAGTCTTTCTCAAGGCGCAACACCTTTACTTCTGGTATGTGACCACGCAACTCTTTCGCCATTGCGATAGTCTTTGGTAGCACGTCAGGGTCTAGTGCAACGATAGCTGCTGAGAACCGTGTGAGATAATGCTTGTGTTCTTCAAGCAATGTAGTACCTAGCAGTGCGACCCCGACAAACTTCTCACCACCAACTACTGATGCACTCACACAGTCCTCAACAACTACGGCGACATCCCCCCAGCCATAGGTATACGGGAGACCACCAACCCCATACCTGCGCCATTTAGGGAGTCGCTTTGTCAACGCCCGACCAGTAGCGTCAACAATCTTGTTCTTGTGTACGATAGGAAATACAACTCTGTCATCCTTTACATCGTACAGTAATCCCATTCTATCTACATCCAATCCCCATCCAGCACACCATCTATCCATGTAAACATTGGTACGTTTAACGATGTACGGAGGTAACTCAAATTCTATTTCTTTCTCTTGCTGCTTACTCTTCATTCGCTTGATGTCGTCTGGCGTAAGTCCAGTACGCTTGCCACCACTGATACCACATGATGCCTTGTAACAATTCCATACGATGTTACCACTCATGTTGGACACAGTAAAAGTTTTGTGTCCTTTACATACAGGGCAATCAATACGCTTAGATTCACCTATGTATAATACTATATCATCTATTATACTACTTAATGTATTATACATAGTATATATCCTCTTCTTGTTCGGCATCTAGTGTGCTTGTACCATGTTGGTTTCGTTTTGTCAATGCATAATTTGCAGCATCGTATGTATTTTTTATGTACGGCTTGACCGATTGTGGATTAGCATGTCCTGTAACCGACATGATTTGTCCTATTCCTACACCAGCCTGTACCATCTCTGTTGTACCAGTACGTCGCAGGTCAGATAGTCGCAGGGTATCAGGCAGTCCTGCACCCCGTATCAAGCTACGTCCATGCCGTGACATCTTGTACTTTGTGTACGGCAGATACTCACCATTGATAGGGTATG